AATCGATACCAACTTCAACAACTATCACTATAGATGTTGGATCAAATGAATCTGGATCAGGTGCATCTACATCTGGTGGTATTAGAGTTAGACATTACTATCCTGTTGGACCAGCAGTAGAAGTTGCATCTACTGGATTTGGACTTGGTCCTTGGAGTGGTTTTAAAACAGGTCAATTTACATCAACATTATCATCATCAATAAATACAAGTGTAACATCTTTAACTATGGCTAGTTCAACTTCTTTTCCATCTTCTGGAACTGTATTAATTGATAATGAATTAATTACTTATACTAGTAACAGTGGTGGCACATTATCTGGATTAACAAGAGGTGCATCAGGTACAACAGCTGCATCACATTCATCAGGCGCTACAGTAACGGATGCATCAAACTTTTTTGCATGGAACGCTGCAGCATCAGGAGACGTAATAACAGCACCTGGACTTTGGTCACTAGATAATTTTGGAAATAAATTAATTGCAACAATAAACGGCGGTGAAAGTTTTGAATGGGATTCAAATGGATCTGTAACAACAAGAGCTAGTATTATAACAAGTGCACCAACTGCATCTGCATTTAGTATAGTGTCTACTCCAGACAGACACTTAGTATTTTTTGGAACAGAAACAACAATAGGAACTAAAACAACACAAGACCCTATGTTTATAAGATTCTCTTCTCAAGAAGATATTAATACCTACACACCATCAGCAACTAATACTGCAGGTACACAAAGACTTGCAGATGGATCTAAAATAGTTGGAGCTCTAAGAGGTAGAGATGCAATTTACATTTGGACTGACACAGCATTATTTATTATGCGTTTTGTTGGTCCACCATTTACTTTTTCATTTCAACAAGTTGGTACTAACTGTGGACTGATAGGACAGAACGCAGCTGTAGAAGTTGATGGTACAGCTTACTGGATGTCAGAGAATGGTTTTTTTAGATACACAGGTAAACTAGAATCACTACCATGTTTAGTTGAAGATCATGTATTTGATGATATTAACACAATACCTAAACAACATATTAATGCAGGCTTAAACAATTTGTTTGGTGAAGTTATGTGGTTTTATCCTAACTCAGGTTCAGGAACAGTTAATAGAATGGTTGCATATAATTATCTAGATTCAAGTCCCGAGCGACCAGTATGGACTAGTGGAACATTAGCTAGAACAGCGTGGCAAGATTCTGCTGTATTTGGTAAACCTCACGCAACAGAATATGATGAAGATGGCACAACTGCAACCACAGATACTAATTATATTTTTGGTAATCAAGATGGAACATCAACTTATTACGAACATGAAACAGGACTAAACCAAGTTAAAGAAGGTCAGACAACTGCTATTACTGCATCAATTGAATCTGGAGATTTTGATATTGGCCAACAAGGACTTGCTGGTGATGGTGAGTTTATGATGAAAATAAGAAGAGTCATACCAGATTTTTTATCACAAACAGGTGATGCAAGAATAACATTAAACTTAAGAGATTTTCCAAATGATACAGCAGCTAGTTCAACGCTTGGTCCATTTACGGTAACAAGTGGTACACAAAAGATTGATACACGAGCTAGAGCTAGATCAATATCATTAAAAATAGATAACACAAGCACAAGTCAGTTTTGGAAAATTGGAACTTTTAGAATTGACTATCAACCAGATGGGAGAAGATAATGGCAAGAATAGTACAAGCACTAACACAACCTGCTAAAAATTACGATCAACAAATTCAACAATCTTTTGTAAGAGATGTAGATAGTATTGTGCAAAAATTAAACAGTACCTATCAACAAGATTTAAAAGACGAATCAGAAGCGGAGGCTTTTTTCTTTGGCTAATTCATTCGTAAATAAAAAAGCAGATTTAACATCTACCTCGGCTACCACTATTTATACAGTGCCTTCAGCAACAACTGCTATTATTAAATCAATATTAGTATCAGAAGACTCTGGAAATGCTGATACTATAACGATTACTATTACCGATACATCAGATGCTGTATTTAGTCTTTTTAAGACTAAAGCTATATCTGCTAATGCAACATCAGAACTATTATCAGCGCCTTTAGTATTACAGGAAAGTGAAGTATTAAAGGTTACTGCGGCAACAGCCAATAGACTACATGTAGTCGTCTCAGCCTTAGAATCTAAGCCTAGAGAGGTTACATCGTAGCTTGATTTATTATAAAAAAAATAGTAAGTTGATAAATTCAGGTGTAATTCCTGCCTTTTTAGTATAAACACAAAATTACATATATATGATAACAAGAGCACAAATGCCAAGACAGATGTACGGACTAGGAAGTTTCGTCAAAGATCGTATTAGAAAACTTATACCTAATGAACTTGCAAGTGTAGCAGTTAAAGCTGCACCTATTGTTTCAATATTTAATCCTGGTGCTGGAGCATTGATGAGAGGTATCGGTAGATTTGACCAAAGAGGTAGTATTAGTGATGCACTAAAACAAGGTGCTGGTACTTTTGCATTTGGTAAAGGTGTAGGTATGTTAGGTGGTGCTCAAAGTGATCCAAGATTTTTAAGTCGTCAAAGATTTAGTACGGAAGGTTTTCAAGAAGGACCTATAGGTAAATTGTTTGACAGGCAAGCAGCAGATCCAAAAGTATTTGGTTCAGATGATGCTCTAGGTGGTGAGGGGTTAACTGGTGGTGACAAAAGTTTATTATCAAAAGCAGGAGATGTATTAAAAAAAGGATTAAAAGCATTACCAAAAGGAGTTGCAGCACAACTAACAGCAGGTGGTGTTACAGCAGGAGCATCTTTATTAGCAAGTTACTTTCAAGGAGAATTTAGAGAACAAGAACCTGGTGAGACTATGGAAGAGTATTTAGCTGCAAGAAAAGATGTAGTTGGAAAACAAATGAGAACTTATATGGATAATTATTTTGCAAATGACTCAGAGTATATGAAATTAGATAATGCAGGTAGAAATGCATTTGTTGCAAGATACAATGTTCGTGATGGTGGTATGCCAACAGGGATTATGAGAACAAATAAAGCTGGAGTCATGGAACGAGACTACAGAGATGAGGGTGGCTTTGTACCAGTAGGTATTAAAGAAAAAGCAGATGACGTACCAGCTATGTTATCTAAAAATGAATTTGTAATGACTGCCAACGCTGTTCGGGGAGCAGGTGGTGGTAACATTGAAAAAGGAGCACAAAGGATGTATGATACTATGAAAAAATTAGAAAAGAGAGTTACGTAATGGCAGATGTAGTTTTACCTAAGATATTAATTAGCAGAATGAAAGATATGGCAGGACCAGCAGCTCAAGGTTCAAAAATGCAAATACCATTTGATCAAACAACACCTCCACAAGAAGCACAACAAAGAGATAGAAAAGAATTTGCACTAAACTATCAACAATTTATGATAGATCAATATAATGAAGAAGGAATAAAACCCGATATAATTGGAGAAGGTTTTCAAGGTGAGGATAATATATTTGTAATTAGAGCTCCTAATGGTGGAACAATGATGATAACACAAGATGAATATATAGAAAACTTTGGTATACCAGAAAAAAGAATAAGAGAGGCAAATGGTGGTAGAGTTAATTATGCAGAGGGAACAGATAATATGAAAATGGCTGGTTACTTAGATCCTATGTCTGAAAAGAATGACATGGCTATGGAAATGTTTGGTAAACAATTAAGAGATTTATCAGAATTTGAATTAGAATTATTAGATGAAGAGATTGAAAGATTAAAGTCTAAATTTATGGCCGATGGCGGTAGAGTATCAAAACAGACAGGCGGTATAACAGAGTCAAGACAATTACCACCAGAGTTTATTGAGGCAGCACAGAAAACATTTTTAGCAGATCTTACAAGACAAGCTGGATTACCAAGTGTTACAACTGCAACAACACAACAACCTGGTGAGACTGCAGAACAGTTTGCAGCAAGACAAGCACAAGCACAACAGTTTGGTATTACAAGAGCTGGTATGGCTGAACTTGCACCACAAGTTGCACCAGAGACACAATTACAAAAAGACGCTAGAGGTCTAGCTCCTGGTTTAGGTTCTTTTCAACCGTTCTTAACAAAAGCAACAGATGCAGCGGGAGCAGCGACTGATTTAACTGGAACGGGTGCAGGAGCGGCTAATGTAGCAGGGTCTATTGCGTCTTATCAATCGCCATATCAACAACAAGTCATTGATGCAACATTAACAGAATTTGATAGACAAAGACAAATAC